CGGTACCAGCAGCGGTTGAAAAGCGGCAAGATCGTGTGGCGCGAGAAAAAATGGAACGCTGACTCGATTACGGGAAGGCGCCGAACCGCGGCAAGCACCGTGTCGGCGCAACCATTCATTGAGCCGTCGCTCGAGAACAAGCGGCAGGAAGCGATCGAGGCCATGAAAAAGCGGCTGGCAAGAATCATCGAGAAGGCGAACAAAGCATGACGATCAAACAAACGGTTCTCGCTGCGCTCGAGCCGGTGCTGCCGAACAGCTGGGCGGTCGAGCTGCCGCCGCGCCCGACCTGGCCGGCCATCGTGTTCGACGTCGACACCGAGGAGGAAAAGGGCTGGGTGCAGGGCGGCGGCTATGACCAGCACGTCGTCAACGTCGTTGCGCTGGCGCGCGACATCGACGAGCTCGATGCCCTGCGCCCGCAGATCATCGTTGCAATGGAAGCGATCCCCGGCTACATGGGGATGGAAGGCGAGGGGGACGGCGAGTATGAGGAGGACCCCGGGGTCTTCGGCTACTTCCTCAACTTCCGGATCCGCGCCAGGCGCGCGTAACGCCCCGATTCACCACACACGGCCAGCCAAGCGCTGGCTTTTTTATTGGACAAATGCCATGGCCAAGAAAAACACCACGGTCGCTCCGATCGAGCCGACGCCGAAGAAACACGCGGCAGAGGTGATCGCGAGCGACGAATTCGCCGGGAAGGGCGGGAGCTACATCTTCGACCCGAAAACCGGCACCCGCAGCCCCGCCCCGCAACCCGAAGAAACCCCTGCTCAGACTGAAAAGGAATAAGTCATGTCCAAACTGATGCGTAACGTCTTGCTCTTTGCCAAGATCGAAACCGCCTATGGCACCGATCCCGCGCCGACCGGCCCGGCCAATGCGATTCTGTGCCGCGGCATTACCCCGCAGCCGATCACAGCGGAATATGCCGAGCGCACCCTTATCCGCGGCTACATGGGGGCGAACGGCTCGCTGCCGTCCGCGATCCACGCCGAGTGTGAGTTCGAGGTCGAACTGGCCGGCTCGGGCGCCGCCGGTACCGCGCCGAAGTGGGCGCCGCTGCTGCGCGCCTGCGGCTTTGCCGAGACGCTGACGGCATCGACCAGCGCCGTCTACGCGCCGGTCTCAACCGGGCAGGAGTCGATCACCCTCTGGTACTTCCTCGACGGCATCAAGCACGTGATCAACGGCGGGCGTGGTTCCGTGTCGTTCGAGACCAACGCGAAGAATATCCCGGTGATGAAGTTCAAGTTCGTCGGCAAGTACAGCACGCCGACCGACACGCCGAACCCGACGAACGCCGATTACTCTGGCTTCCAGACGCCGGTGGTGGTCAACAACACGAACACCAGCGCCTTCACGGTCCACGGCGTGAGCGCCCGGATGCAGTCCTTTTCGGTGGATCTGGCCAACCAGGTGGTGTACCGCAACCTGGTGGGCTACGAGGGCGTGCACATTGTCGACCGCAAGCCGACCGGTTCGATCAGCATCGAGCTCGACTCCGTCGCCACGAAGGATTGGTGGACCACGGTGAAGAACGCGACCGCGGCGGCCGTCTCGCTCACGCACGGCACGGTGCCGGGCAACATCGTGAAGATCGATGCACCGAAGGCGCAGCCGTCGAACCCGCAGTACGCGGAATCCGACGGCATTGCGATGCTCAACATGGGCCTGTCGTTCAACCCGAACACCGGCAATGACGAGCTGGTGATCACCGTCCAGTAACTCGAACAGCTGCGGCTAGGTTGATCACCGAAAGCGGGTCCCCCTGAGCCCGTTGCCGCAGCTCCCACATCAGGTTTCTTTGAAGGGAAAGAAAATGGCATTCAAGATCGCTCGTACCCCGAAATTCAAGGCAAAAGTTGAAGTCCTCATGGCCAACGACAAGGGCGGCGTGGACAAGAGCACGTTCATGGCCGAGTACCTGCGTGCCGATACCGACGAGCTCGACGAGCTGCGCAAGCTGCCCGCGCGCGAGGTGCTGGAGCGCAAGCTGGCCGGCTGGACGGATCTCGTGGACGAAAACAGTCAGCCGGTCGAATTCAACGAATCGACCCGCGCCGCCGTCTACAAGATCCCCGAGGCGCTGATTGCGCTGGCCGAAACGTTCTGGGCGAACGTGGTGGTGGCACGCGAAAAAAACTCGAACAGGTAGCACGGTACTGGGCTGGTGACCGGGCGCCTGTCCTTGCTGCCGTCGATCAGGGCGTGATCGAGCAGCTGAAGCAGGCCGGCGCGCCCGACGAGGTAATCCAGGCAGCCCAGAAACGGATTGCCACGTCGGACGAACATTGCGAGGTATGGGAAGACAACTGGCTGTCGCTGGAAGTGTTCCTGTTCCTGTCCACGCAGTGGAATGTTGTGCAGGGCGGCGTCGCGCCGCTCTTGCAGGGCATCCGGTACGAGATCGTGCCGCTTGCCCTGCGGCGCTTCAAGGTGCCGTTCTCGGACCGGGACCGGATGTGGGATGACATCCGGCTCATGGAACGGGCGGCAAAAGAAGTAATGAACAAGACTTAACCACCCGCTTCGGCGGGGATTTTTTTGGGTGATCCATGTCGGCTCTCGGTTCTCTCGTCGTCAAGCTTGCGCTTGAATACGCACAGTACACGCAAGGACTGTCCAAATCCGACCAGGAGGCGATGAAGTTCGCCCAAAATGTCCAGCGCCACATGGACAAGGCTGGCGAGGCCGCCGACGAGTTCTTCGGTGGCTTCGTCCGTGGCGCCGCAACCGCAGTGGCCGCGTATGTCGGCGTCGGGGCGGCTGTCGATCGCATGCGCGCGTCGATCGAAAGCATGGACCGGATCGATGATCTGTCCAAGAAGCTGTCCGTCAGCACCAAGACGCTGCAGGAGCTGGAATACGCCGGGAAGCTGGCCGGGGTGTCGCTGGAAGACATGGCGGGCGGCCTGAAAAAGCTGCAGGTCAACATGCTGGAGTCCGTCACCGGCAGCAAAGAGCAGGAGCGCCTGTTCCGCGCGATCGGCGTGTCCGTCAAGGACGCGAGCGGCAACCTGCGCGCCGCCGAGGAGGTGATGGGCGACGTCGCCGACGTCTTTGTCGGCCTGGAAGATGGCGCAACGAAGACGGCACTCGCCGTCAAGCTCTTCGGCAAGAACGGTGCGGATATGATCCCGTTCCTGAACGAGGGGCGGGAAGGCATTGCGCGCATGACGCAGGAAGCGCGCGACCTGGGTGGGGTGATGGGCGACGAAGCCCTGAAGGCCGCGGCCGACTTCAACGACCAGATGGATCGCCTGCGCACGGTAAGTGGCGCCGCTGCGAACGAGGTGGTTGGATCGCTGCTGCCGGCAGTGAATGACCTGATCGAGCGGTTCCTGCAGGGAAAGAAGGCCGGGATGGGCTTCTGGGAGGCGGTCCGGGCTGCAGGTGGAATCACGACCAACCGTGCCCTCGGTGAGAGCTACGGCAAGCAGATCCGCGACATCAACCGCGAGATCGAGCAGCTCGAGTCAAGCCGCAACCCGCTCGCTATCTTCGGCGAAGAGTCGATCGACAAGGACATCGCCGCGCTGCAACGCCTGAAGAAGACGTTGCAAGAGATGCAGGCGATTCGTGCGCTGGAGGATGGCGGTAACGAGGACTGGTTCGAGCGCCGCTATGGCGCTAAATCGCGTGCCAACGCTTCGGCCATTGCGGCCGCTCTGGACGAAGGCGCAGCGGAACGCCAGCGCCGGGCGCAGGAAGCGGCCAATAAGGAACTGAAGGATCAGGAGCGGTTGCTGGCCGAGCTGATGGGCGTCCAGGGCGACTACATGGAGCAGCTGTCGCGCCTACAGGCGCTGCGCGCGGCCCGGAACATGTCCGACAAGGAATACACCGGTCTCGTCGAGCAGCTGATCGCGAAGCAGCCAGGCGCCAAGAAGGCGCTGGACGATTATGCAAAGTCCCTCGAGCAGGCAAGCAAGCGTGCCGACGAGCTGGCAAAGATCCAGGGCGACTATGCCGCGCGGCTGGGGAAGTCGGTTCAGGATGCAGAAAAGGAAGCCGAGGCGAACGAACTGCTGGCCACGACGTTTGGCAAGTCGAAGGCGGAAATCGAGAAGCTGACCATCGCCAGGCTGGAGGACCGGCTTGAAAAGCTGCGCGACATCGACATGGCGGACGACGAGGTCGCCGCGCTTGAGAAAGTGATCGCAGCAAAGAAGCGCACCGCAAAGGCGATGGGCGAGGTCGAGTCGTTCGAAAAGCAGAAGCAGCTGTGGGAGTCTGTGGACCGCACAGCACATGACACGTTCGTCAACGTTTTCAAAAACGGCAAGAGCGCATTCGATCGCCTTGCGGACACGCTCAAGTCGGGTCTGCTCGATCTGCTGTATCAGATGACCATCAAGAAGTGGATTCTCAGCATTGGCGCGTCTGTTTCCGGGGTTCCCGGCATTGCCGCGGCGGCCGGCAATTCGGCAGGCGGCGCTGCTGGCAGCGCAGCCGGCAGTATGCTGGGCAGTGCGGCCACGAGTATCTTTGGTGCTGGCGGGCTCGCTGGGGCGCTTGCCGGCGGCGCCGGCTGGGTAACCGGTGCCACAACCCTCAGCGGCGCACTGTCCGCTGGAGCTTCGCTGATCGGCACCGGTACCGTTGCGGGCGCTGCCTCTGGCCTTGGGATGATTGCCGGCGCGCTCGGCCCGATCGCCCTCGGCATCGGCGCCGTGCTTGCGATCGTGAAGTCACTCGACGATTCCGGCACCTATCACACCGGCGGCGGTGCGAAGGCGTCGGCCGGCGGTATCCAGTCGCTGGACCCGCGCGCGCTCGGCTTTATGGAAACCGTCATTTCGCCGGAAAGCGAGAAGATGGTGTCGGGCCTGGCGTCGTCCATCGTCAGCATCCTGGACAGCACGGCAACCACGTTCGGCAAGCAGGCCGGGTACTCAGCGGCAACCGCGTTCGCCGACGATACGTCGAAGGACGGCGCCTGGGGCGGCCTGCTTATCGAAAAGATGGGGCAGGCGATCGTCGACTGGGACTCCGACCGGCAAAGCCGCTGGGCACCGCGGGAGTTCGGCGACGGTGAAGGCGGTCGGAACGAGTATCTGAATGCCTTGAGCGCATCCGTGCGCACCGCGCTGGATGATATCGGCCTGCCGGGCTGGGCGCAGAAGATGCTGGACTCGCTCGGCGATGCGCCAGCGCTAAATGACTTGGCAGGCGTGGTCGACAAGATCAACGCCACCCAGCGCGCGCTGACCAACATGGCCAATGTGATCGGTGGTATCGGCAAGCTTAGCGATAACGCCGTAACCAAGCTGATCGAGGCGTCGGGCGGCGTCGATGCGTTGGCTGGCGCCGCCGCTACCTACTACGACCTGTTTTTCAGCGAGGAAGAAAAGATCGCCGACATGACCAAGCAGGTTGCCAAGGTGCTCGCGGAAGTCGGCCTGACGATGCCGAAGACGCACGAGGCTTTCCGCGAACTGGTGGACGAGCAATTGAAGCTTGGGGAAGCTGGGGCTCCCGCCGTAGCCGCGCTTTTCCAGGTCGCCGGCGCCTTCGACAAGGTGGCGCACGCTGCTCTGCAGGTCGACCAGCCTGCAGACAAGGTTGCGGACGGCATGAAGGTTGATGTCAATGCAGCGCGCGACCTGGTTGAATCGGCGCGCGGCCGGCTGGTTGACGCCTACGAGCGCGAGTCATTCGCGCTGCAAGACACCATCGACCGTCACGTCGGCTATGCGAAGTCGCTACGCGCTTTCCGCGACTCGCTCATGACGGGCAGCCTGAGCATCCTGTCGCCGGAAGCAAAGTATTTCGAGCTGAAAAGCCAGTTCGACAAGACCTACTCGCTGGCGAAGGCGGGCGACGAGACGGCGCTGTCGCAGCTGCAGGGGGTTTCCGAGCAGTTCCTTGAGGCATCGAAGGGCTACTTTGCAAGCACCGACGGTTACGTCAGGGATTTTGAA